GATTAAAGATTCCTTTGTACTATATTTACGTACGAGTCTTTGATAGAAATATTGGTCACGCCTTCGAGCAAATGCTGAGGTCGTCAACCATTTCATTTTGTAGTTATATTTGACAGCATCGTAAGAACCTTCAAAATGTTTCTGTATAGAAGTGGCAATACACCATGCTGTATAACCTGTAACTTTAGATGAAGAAACTGAGGGCATTCCCTGTGCTTGGTATAACATTAAATTTCATAGCCTCTGCTTCTAGTTTTGCTTTGAGAGGCCCTTTCACTAATTTAGTAATATCTGCTGGGTCAATCTCGTGTTGCTCACAAACTTCAATGAGAGCCTCTGAATATTTTAATCCATCAGTGTGTACTAATAATCCTACTTTTTCTGCTAACGATTTACGCGTAAACGCTACGGGTACTGTTGTCTTTGACATATTTTATTTAATTATCTTTATATTATATAATACCATATAATCGGTATTTTGTCAATCACTTAACTTCTTTTTTAAATGATTCATACCAATACTTAGAATGTTCTCTAAGGCCACGATTACACTCACGGATAAATTCTAATTCCGCTTTAAGATTATCTTGTATTTCTATATAGAAAGCTTTATCCTTTGCTGGTATTAGAGGCTTGATTTCTTCAATCAATATCTCTAAAACGTGGTCAACATATTTACATGTTGGGCCAGGACAAGTTGGTGCTTTATCTTTATACGCATTTATCTTTTTAATTTTAGAACCGACGGTAGGCATATGTGTATTTATATTACCAATTTATGCGAACTCTTCTCATTGATGTGATTGTGTGTAATTTCTTTCTACGTTCGATATCCGCTTCTTTGCGGTCTAGTTCAGTATATGTTCCTCGTTGAATGTTTCTCATTCTATTTGAAACTACTTGGCATTTATAGGCTTTGCTCATGGTAAAATGTTTTTAATTTGGTTATCACTATAGCCGTCGCTTTTCAATAAGCTCACGACCTTATCTTTGTCTATGTATCCATAAACACTATCTTGATTGTCTTCACGAAGTTCTGGTAGTTTCAACCAATGACCATCGGTATCCCAAGCTCCAACTTCATATTGCGAGTACGGGCCTTTATCATTCTTTGGTGTACTATAATGAAATTCACTGGCTTGGATAGAAATCTTACCGCCCCTAAACGGGAAGGCAGGATTTAATTCTTTAAAGTTAACGTTTTGCATTTTCTTTTTCTATTAAAATAGTAGTTAGAGCGACAATAGAGCAATACATTACTGTATGTTGAGCACTGAACTCAGTGGGGTTGAACGCTGTGATTAATAAACTGATAGCGTTCAGAACCAGTATTATGTTAAGCATTATAGTATTCATTATTTAGCAATTATAATTTTACAATGTTCGTTAACTCTCCCGTTAACCTTTGATTTTTTACTTGTAGATTTCTCCATATCTTTAACTATAGATGGTTTATATACGGAGTCAACATCTTTCGCACGAATTGTGATTTGATAACTTTTATCTTCATCAAAGTCTTTGATAGATGTGCCTTTTACAGAAACACCATCTCTCGTAAGAGCGACATACTTCTGTAATTTTCTTGTCTTTTCATTGAAAAGAACGACTGTCATAGCACCAGGAATTTTAGCTGGTGAAACTGTCGAGTCAGTATTGTATTTCAAATTCTTAATCTGTTTGATTGCAGGAACCGCTTTCTTCTTTCTGACGATGGCTTTCTTGTGCTGCTTCTCATACTTAGCAACATCAGCTCTCATAGTAGTAAAAGCCTTTAACCACTTTTTCAATTGTGAACGTGTTAAGAAGCTCCAAGCTTCAACTGCTTGGTCGCAAGATTCATCAACTGCATCTTGTAATAAAGAGATGTCTTTATCTAAGTAATCATAAATGAATTGGCATCCTTTAGCAGGTATATTACCACCAGACATATATTGAATCACGTTAAGAGCTCCAATGTTATGTGGGTTATCTAACCAATCGTCTTGTGCCCAATCAATATGGCATATTACTTCTTTATGTACTTTCTCTTCTAGACGTTTCATTGGTGGTATTACAGGAGCCTTTGGTTTAGTATCTTCTTTTACCTCTGCAGCTCCTTGAGCATCTACTCTGGCTTTACTAATGATTTGCTGAGTGCCATCATATAAAGCTAAATAGATTGGATTCTCTACATCTTTTGGCATTCCACGATTTACCATTCTAGCAATCTTAGTATATGTAAAGAAGCTGAAGTAATCAGAAGCAAATCGTTTAACTGCTTTCTGTGTCTTACTATCAATGTTCTCACTTGCTAAATACGTGATATAATCGTCCATTAAATCTTTTGTTGAACAATAGTAATTATAGAATTTAAGAGCTTTAGTGGCTCGTGTTTCTATCTCTCCTACTGTCATGCTATCAACATCTTCCCATGTTGGCTCTTCGCCTGTATATTTAGAATCTGTTGCTACTATGTTTCCTTGTCTGTTAAATACTTTGCTCATTATAAATCCTTTCTGATTGAAATCCACCTAATCGCTCAAGTTCTTCTTGAACGTCGTTATCTTCTGGTTGAACAAGGACGAATCCGTCCGTGGCTGGTTTTGACTGGTTAGTCAATTTTTTATGAAGTCGCTTGATTAGATTTTCGCGCTTCTTTAATTCTTTATCTGTCATTATTTAAAGTATACACTATTTTTATTTGTTAGTCAACAACAAATCTGCAATTAATTGCTTTTTTATTTCATTTGCAGCTTGTACACAAGCCACCCTAATATTCATAGGCAATGTTTCACTGCCTGGCAATTGGTTCTCGATTACAACATCGAGCATATCTAGGTTGCTTCCTAATCGTCCAGCTGCTACTGGATTGATTTCTTTATCTAATAAATTAAGTGATGTAGCCATTATATCTTTCCATTCTTTGAAATTCTTTGTCTAAAGCTGAATCTGCTGAGTGTAGCACATTAACATCTTTTCTTCCACTATAATCTAAAGCCACCGGTTCAGTGACCTTGAGTGTCCAGCCACGATACTTAAAAGTTGGTACTAAGGATAGTACAAAACTTTTGCCGTTGTGGCTCAATATATATTTATTATTAATTCCCATAATATTATTTTCCTTTCGGTTTAAAATCTTCAATAAATTTGTCAATCACACCAAAGTCGTCGTTATCGAGAAAGTGTTGGGTGTCTACTGTCTCGCGAGCTGGATACATTGATGTCGCAATATAAGCATCAATCATTTTATTAATGAGTGCTTTAGATGGCCCATAAGGGGTAACATCTGGTGAAATTGTGTGGCCATGTGGGTCAGTAACTTCTACCCAATGCTTTACACAATCTTCTTCTTCGTGTAGGTCAATTGTAACTATGTGACCTTTGTAAGTATAAAATCCGTCGTAATCAGCCATTATCTGCTTCTTGGTATGAACCCATTGCGAAGAGATGGTTCATCTTCTAAAATTGAGTTAATGACGTCTCTTGCATCCGTCAAAACTTTAACACTACCTTCAAAAGATTTCGCTATCGCGTCCTCTTCGCTTAACTCGATTTCTTCTCGAGTCCTTTTGTTGAGCAATACAAATTGCCCAACTGCATAATCTAAATAATATAAGTAATCCATAATTTATCTTTCTAATATAATAAAGTATCCGAAGTATTTGTCAAATACTTTTATCAAATTTTCGTAATCTCCTGCCATCATCTCATTGACGATGTCGTCGGCGACTAGTTTTCCGCCAATCATATTGGCATAATGTCTGGCTGTTGCCATGAGGCTGTAGGCGTTTCCGTCTGGCCCTGTTAAATCTATGACTATTTCAGTCGTTTCTGGTGATTTTGCTCTTATCATAATAAAATTAGTAATTAACTCCTGTCCAGTGGATTGCTTTTCCGATTGTGAAAACATCATCATCAATCACGTTACATCTTGCGAAGTTTCTCGCGGGAGTCTTTGCTGAGGCTGACTTAAGAACGTCGCCGTATTTAAATTTTTTGTCGTTTTTAGTCGCAACGATGAAACAGTGAACGCTGTTGTCAGCGGTGATTTTAATATATTTGGAGCCTTTAGAATCGTCCAAACTGGTAGCGTAATCCCAGTATCTATTCTCCTTATAGTCATCTGACTCGCCAGGCTGACATTCATAAGCTGTTTTATCTTCGGAAATTCCGCTGAACTTTTTAAAAGATTCACTAGCGAAACATTTAACTAAATCAATTCCGTCGTGCATTGAACGACCAGTTTTGATGAGATGGTGGTCAGAGCTAAGCTCCATTCCTAGAATTTTAATTTTTTTATTAATCTCTTTCATGCCTATATTATAACATATTTTAGTTAAAAAGTACACAGTGACTATAAAAAAATAAAAACCTAAGCCCTTGATAAACAACGACTTAGGTTCCAACGCAGAAAAAAGACAAATAATTTATAAGTGATACGCCATCAACTACTTACGATACCAGCCAAATGACCTTCAAACTTTTCTATGATATTGACCCTATTTGGCCATAGTATATAATCCTTATCGGGGTTCTTTTTTAAATTCTCTAGTAGAGGTTTGATTGCAGCATGTAATCTTTTAACCTTTTCTTCATTAGTTATGGCAGATGTCGTAGCCTGCTCTGCCTTTTGTGCTACATCTAATTCATTTTCATTTACGGCAGTAAAGCCAAAATCGTCCATTGACCAAATATCGTCGCTCATTGCTTATCCTTATTCTTATCTATAATATGTCTTTCTTGTATCAAAATCTTGAGTTTCATATCTAGCCGTATCATATCGTTGTCTAGTGCTTGTATTTGTTTCTTTAGTTTTCCTAAAGAACCCCCGGCCTGGCTAAGAGCCGGTTTAACTTCTTTTGTTACCCATTTCCATATATACCAAATGAAGTAACCCGTTAAAAGCAATGCAATAACAGGGAATCCAAATGTTTGGATTGTATCT